TTGATCGCTTCTGTCAGGCTGTTCACGGCCTTCAGCTTCGGCACTCCTGGCTCAAACTCCACATCTGCCGGCAGTGTCTTCGTCGTCGCTTCGAGATTCACTTTCGTGATCCCTGCCCCGGTCAGAATCGACGTTATCGCAGCGATATAGTTTGTCCCGGTTGCGATAGTAAACCGGTCCTCGAATTTATCATCGGTAAGGATCTGTAAGCCGTCATATGCCTCAATGTTCCGATATAGCTGCCCGGCAGACTCTTCCCGCTCCGGTGAGCTTAAAAGATATATGCCAAGTGACCACTCTCGATATCCGCCGTCCGGCATAAGCAGCCGGTAAAAAGGCTGAATTCGGTTGCTAAGGAAATTAATCTCCGGATCGTCCCTCATCTTGAACCTTGCCGTTTTCTTGATATTAGCAAACGCCGACATTGACACGCTGCCGCTCATCATCGCCGTCAATGCCTTTATTTTTCTGTCCGAACTATCAAGGAGATCATATCGGAAAGATTCAACGCGCGGCGCGGTTTTAGCGTGCAGCGCGTTGTATACTTCCGTATGTGTGTAGCCGTTACCGGAAAGATCAATCATCAAACCGCCTCCGTATAATCTTCCTCATCAATTCCGAAGCGCACTGTATAGCCCGTTGGTTTTACATCCGATGCGGAATAACCGTCAACCGTCCCGAACACCTTACGCCCTCGTTCATCTCTGTACAACAGCGTTTGTTTTGAGTTGAGGATCGCCATCAGCGCTGCAAACTCCGCATCGGTTTCAGCGAGCGCCGTGATATCCACAGACATGTCTTCGTGCTCGCCAAAGATATATACCGGCTTTTCCCTTCCAGCGAATTGATGCTTTACCCGCTCAAGCTTCTTCGGCGCAGCCCTGCTCGTTGCAGCCAATGCAACATAGCTGTTGTCCGCCATATTTGCCACTTGCGGAACAGACAAGGTTATCGTCTGCGCAGATACGGCGCTGTCGGCATAACCCGTTGTGTCGCCCACGGAGCGCACCTTATAATCGTACTGCACGCCGCTTGCCGGGGTGTAATCGGTAAACGATGCGTCCTCTGCGATGCCTGTTGCAATTCTTGTATAAGCAGTGTCGGCATGGGGCTTTCGGTATACGGTGTTGTATGAAAACGCCGGTTGCCCTCCAGACGGTGCCGGGTTTGTAATCACGATCGTCACGCTACCCCTGGTATTGTCGGTTGTGACAACGATTGTCGGTGTTGGCGGCGCGATGAACGCGGCTTCAAAATAACGCGTCGCCGTGACGCTCTGAACATCTTTGTCATCGAAGATATCGACTGTAATATAATACGCTCCGTCGTTTACCGCAGGTGTGCTGAACGTATGGGCGGTGTTCGCATTCGTCAGCTTTCCGCTGTCCTCGATTTGCTGATCCGTAGATGTAAAGAGTTTTGCACGGTATGATGTCTGATCAGTGCTTGACCATGTGACGCTGATCGTCGCCGATGCGAGGTCGTCGTGATCGGCTGCAGGCGATGTGATCGACACCGTAGGCTTTGCGGATGTGTAGAACGTTGCTAGGAATGAATAATCGCTAACATTATCATCGTCGTCCCAAACGCGGAGCTTCCACTGATACTGTTTTCCGTTAGTTAAAGTATCTGCCGTTAGTGTCATTGACGAGGAGGTGCTGGTAATCTTCCCGCTGTCGTAATCGAGAGAGCTGTCTGAAACATCATAAATTAGAAGCTGATAAGCACTCTGTGTGTCTCCGGTGTTCGGGTCACTGAATGTCCATGAAAACGCAGCGTCATCAGTGGCGTCGAAATTGGTCCTTGTCAACCCTGTTGGCGGCGTCGGAGCTATGTCGTCATAGTAGATGGTCACTTGGATGTGGTCGACTCTAGTGACCGTTTGCCCACTCTCGACTGTTGAGTAAGAATCGGTTATGAGATAGACGCCGAAATTAGCTGAATTGATATCAGCATATGACCAGCTCTGTCCCCACAAATCCGAGGGCGTTCCGTAATCTGCAACTACGTCTGTTATAGGCCAAAGAGTATAAATCGCTTTATTTGTGCCTCCGACGGTGCCGTTTTTTATGAGTCGAAGATTGTTATCCCTTGTAAACGAGTATCCAAGCGTGTCGGCTGAGGACCGCCTTTCGACTGATACCTTAACGCCTAAGATCACGGACCCGTACGGTATGTCGAATCCAAAATCCGATAACAGCAACGGCTCGGAGAGGTTATAGCCAACATAGTACCCATTCGTTGTCGCGTAAGCGTTGTCTGAGGCGCCAGCGCTGCTTGGATTTGTCCATTGCGTCACGCCGCTCCCGCCACTTGCGGCGCCGGGGCTTCTTGTCTGTTCGTATGACATTTATCTCACCCCTGTCTGCTTGCTTGTCTGAGGCCGTCGAAAAGATCGACAACATCAGCCATTTTTCTCAGATCGTCGGCTTGGACGTTCACGGTTATGTTCTGATCGACCGATGTTGTTGCGGACGAGCTGTTGTCGATGATCCCTGTGCCTGACAATCCGCTCGTGACCGGCGACAACATACCACCGGCCGATGCAATATCTTTTGACAGCGCAAGACTGCCGCTCAGGGATGGAACGCCCCCACCAACAGAAGCGGCGCGCGCAACAGCGTCGGCTATATCTTTTCCGACGTTTCCGATAGCCCCGATTTTGCCGCGCAGGCCGACAGCAAAACCTTCCCCGGTGTCTGCGCCCTGGCCTATCATCACTTTTGAGGGGGACTTTATTTGCAGCCGATCTGAAACAACCTTTGGAACGGCGTCACTAAGATCCTTCGCTGTTTTTTCCAAGAGGTACATCATGGATTTGATGCCGTCAATGTAGCCCTGCACGGTGTTCTTGCCGTTTTCAGACATTTCCGTGTACTGGTCAGCTTCGGCGATAGTATCATCAAGCTTACCTTTTAGCTCATCCATTGCATCAAGGAAGTCGGTTTTCATGATGCCGATAGTTGAGGTAAACCTGTCCTTACCTGTTTCGACGCCCTTAAAAGATTCGTTCAGCTTTTTAATCTGCTCATCGCTGCCGGTGACGATGGCCGCGAGGATCTTTGCGCTTCCTTCTTCGCCATCAGACAGAGCAGCTATAATTCCTTCGTCAACACCCCGCTTCATCGCCGTTATAAGATTGTCGTTATACTCAGCAAGATATTCAATCTGTCCGTCCATGCTTGCAATGACGTTATCGATACTTAATTTAGTTTTTGTGTCGAGATCGGAGAATAACTGCACTTGGGAGTCAATACTGTCGCGCGCGGCGTCTTTTGCATTTTTATACGCCTCCATGAGGTTCAAGGCCTGGGTCTTGACGTTTTCGAAGGCGCCGACAATCTTCGTTTCTTTTTCCGTGACCGTATCGGCTATTTCTCCGTGCTCTGCAAGCAGGGAATTAACTTCACCAATCGAGATCCCAAACAGTTTGCTGGCCTGTTCTGCCGTCATGTACCCGCCTGTGACTAAGAGCCGGAGGGCGTTCGTGGCTTCGTATGTCGCTTCTTTCGCAGTGCCTAACTCGTCGGACGCACCTATGAGTAAATTCCTTGTTTCGTCAATGTGCCTGTTAACGTCAACCAGCGCGTCGGATAACAAAACAGTGCTTCCAGCCACTAACGTTTCGCCTGCGTCGATAGCTTCCTGCATTTCAATTCTGTTTTGAAGAGCTTCGTTAAAATCCAGCTGCGCTTTGTTGTACTTTTCTTGTGCTTGCGCTTCTTTTTCTGCCCCGGCTTCCCCGGCATATTTAAGTGCGATGGCTTCAAGCTGGAACTGGTTATAATTCATCTGCGACGTTGTTAGCTTTTCAAGCATTCCGACCTGCTCGTCGAACTTTCCGCTTTCAAGGCCGATGGCAGTGATTACGCCGTTTGATACTGAAATAAGATCTTTTTTTACCTTGTTAAGTTCAGTTGTTTTTTTGGAGGTATCACTTTGGCTCAGAGAGGTATTCTTCAGCTCGGCGCTTAAGGCTTTGTATTTCTGAATTAAGTCCAGGACGTTTTTGTCTTCGCCCATCGCTTTTTCGAGGTCTTGCATTTTTTCGGTGGCGGTTCTTGTGTCGCCGATGAGTGAGGCAAGTCCCTCACCGACAAACGTCATGACCTTTTGCCCAGCGGCGGCAATTCTATCACCCATTTTGTCCAAGGCTTTTACGGTTTGCTCGGACATGATCGACCCGCTGCTTTTTGCTTCGTCACCAAGTCTTACAAGTTCATCCGATCCGGCCTTAATAATCGGGTTGAGCTCCATGGCCGACTTGCCGAATATCTGCATGGCGATGGCGTCGCGCTCTGTCTCGTTACCGACCTTGCCGAGCGCGTCAAACGCCTCATTCATGACATCGGTTGAATTTCTCAGGGAGCCATCCGCGTTTTTATATTCGACACCAAGTTTTTCAAAAGCTTCAATTTGCTCTTTCGACCCGTCCTGTGCTGACGCCATCGTTTTCGTCAGCTTTGCCTGTGCGGTTTCGAGTGTATCCGTTTCGGTGCCGAGCTGCTTTGATATGTATTCGAGCTTTTGCAGCTCTTCGACCGAGCGCCCTGTCACGTCGGACTGTTTCACCAGCTTATCAGCAAAATTCATGACGGCAGAGGCAGTGCTTTTTACAAAACCGAGCAAACCTTGTAGCGCATTTGACGCAATATTTGCAAAGAATCCGCCCTTGAATATATCGCCCAGCCTGGAGCTGCTTTTTTCAGCGTCTTGAGATTCCTTCCCATAATTGTCGAGCTGATTCGTGACCTTTTTCAATTCAGCGTCGTTATTCTTAATGGCGGCTGTCTGATTATTTATTTTAATCTGCAGATCGGTTGCTTCTTTGCTGTCCTTGCCTTGAGCTTCGGCAACAAGGTCGTATTTGCGCTTCAGGCCATCAAGGATAGTATTCTGATCGTCGAGTATATCAGTGAGATATTTTGTTCGAGCAGCTAACCCCTCCGCATTTTCTTTCCAATCATCCATTCCGGCGACGGCGGCTTTAAACTCCGACTCGGTGAGTTTTACCGACTGCTGCAGGCCGCTCAGGGCGCTTTGCGTTTGGCTGAGATTGAGATCTCCGAAGCCGTCCTTCATCGCCCTGGCAGCCATCTCGATGTTTTTGTTAAAGGTCGTCAGGTCCGCGCCGACTCTTACGGTAAGACTGCGAATTACACTGCTCATTTCAAACCACCCATCTTTTCAAGCGCTTCGTTCATCCCGTCGATCATGCCATAGAAAACCTCTTCCTTGTGCTCGTCGAAAGCAGGGCGCATAAACGGCCTTGCTTCGGCGTGGCCGACGATCTTGCCTTTATGCGTTACGATGCCGTGTCCTAATTCAACCGGCACCCCATAAGGCTCGGTAAAATAAACCTCAGCTTTAGTAACTCCGCTTTTCTGTGATTCCTTCGCTTTTTTTGCCTTAATGCTGGCTTTGAGCTTTCCACTTCCGGGTCTGGCCGGTGCTTTTTGTCGTGCACTATCGGCAATCTTTTCAGCTCCGGCGTTGATTGCATCCTTGAGGTACGGCATAGCATCGCTGCCTAAATCAGCAAAAGCCTTCAGAAGATGGTCGAAGCCTTCGACCTTTACCTCAAGCTTTATATCAGCCATCTTCCTCCACCACTTTCCCGCCGTTTGCAACGCAAAAAACCTTGAGCACCTTCAACATTTCGTCTTCTGTCATTTCGCGATCCGGCGTCGGCTTCTCAACTTCGATCAAATGGTCAGCGAGCTTTTTTGATCCTTCCAGGTGTGGGAAAAATGCCGAATACCACGCAAGAGTATAAAGTTCGTTGTGATTAATGCGGCGCTTCTTAATATAAGCGCCGACGACAATATCAAATTCGGCCGGCGTCATATCGTAGAATTCTTTGATAGAAATCCCGATGTCTGCTGCGGTTTTTATCTGGCCCTCTATGTCAAAAAACTCCGGTTCTCCCGGAGCGTCTGTTGCTTTCGTGTTTATTGAATTGCGAATCGCCTCACTTATTGAGGCGAAGATCTCGGTTTTGTTATCCAAGTCGGACAGCGTTTTATAAACCGCTTCAAAGGTTAATTCAGGACGGTCTTGTCGCATCATTATCCAGAGCAGCGAGATCATGTCCTCAGGGTCCAGGATCGACAATGCGCATATCATTTTTTCTGTCAGCTGCTCGTACTCAAAAATCACGCTATATGTAAGCCGCAGCCGGTATACTCTGTCCATGTAGATGCTGACAAATGGTTTCATGGAAGCCCTCCAAACGATTTGGGGAGGGCTTTGCGCCCTCCCCCGGAATTGTTATTATGCTCGGACTGCGTAGATTTTGTAGGTCTTCGCGGCTTTCCCGGTTTGAGTTACCTTGACGGACACTTCAGTCACGCTGCCGGCTGCGCCGAGTGCAATGGCACTGGACGCGCTGCCGCTAGTAACAGTTTGAGTCGCACCGTTGGCCGTGATCTCGATGGTATGATCAGCTGCCGTCGGTGTGAGCGTGAAGGTTGTAACGCCGGTAAGGAAAGTGACGGCATACAAGAATGTGCCGATAGCGAACGTCGGCGCGATGACACCGCTGTTTGAAATAGCCAGAGCCGACATACCGGTCGAGGCCCCGATTCCAAG